ACTTCATTTATGGAACGTGCAAAAGATATATTAGAAAAAGAAAATATTAAGTGCGATAATAATGCGTTAGCAAATTTGATTATGAAGTTTGCGCCTGATTGGCGTAGAATACTGAATGAGCTACAAAGATACTCAGTAAATGGTGCTATTGATATAGGAATAACAAACGCACTTGATGATAAAAATTATGACGACTTATTTAAGTTTCTTAAATCAAAAGACTTTAAGAAAATGCGTAACTGGGTTGTTAATAATATAGATACAGATGCAAGTGCAATCTTTAGAGCAGTGTATGATAGAATGCAAGATAAAGTAACACCACAGTCGATACCACAACTTGTACTTATATTAGCTGACTATCAATATAAAAATGCATTTGTTGCTGATCATGAACTTAATGTAGTAGCATGTTTAACGGAGGTTATGTCAGATGTACAATTCAATTAAATTAACTTTATACACTCAAGATGACTGCTTTTATTGTAAAGAAATGAAAAAAAAGTTAGTTGAATGGGATTTTGATTTTAGAGAAATAAACGTAAGTTATGATATGTTTGCCAAAGATTTTTTAAAACAAAAAGGACATCGCACGGTACCACAGCTTTACTGGAATGATACTCATGTAAATAAAGTACCTACACCTGAACTTACTTACGAGCACGTGGTAGGTGAATTAGATTATGAAAATTATATAGGCGGAGTAGAAGATTGGTCAGTAAGAAAAGCGTAGCAATAGTTGGTGGTGGTATTGCTGGTGTAACCACGGCGTACTTTCTAGCAAAAAAAGATTATAAAGTAAGACTTTTTGATCCAGAAGGAATAGCTCATCAATGTAGTTATGCCAATGGTGGTCAGCTTTCTGTTTGTAATGCAGAAGTTTGGAACACATACAGTAATATTATAAAAGGTATCAAGTGGATTAACAAAGCTGGTGCACCTCTTGCGTTTAGAATGGATCATTGGTCTTGGGAAAAAGTAAAATGGATTGCAGGATTTATAGGTGCAACAATAACAAACTCATATGATTATAATACAAGAAAAACAATTGAATGGAGTTTGCGCTCAAGAAAACTTTATAAAAAATTAATTAGAGAATTGAATCTTGACTTTAATCAGAAAGATTGTGGAATACTTCACATATACAAAAATGAAAAGTCTTGGTATAAAGCTCAAAAAACTTTAGAAAGATTTAAAGATACTGGTTGGGGCCGAGTCGTAAAGAAAGGTAACTTACTAAAGTATAAAATTAAAACTAAAGAAATAGTAGGTGCAACTTTTACTAAAGGTGATTCTGTTGGTGACATACATAAATTTTGTCAACAAGTATCAAATTACTTATATCATAATTTTGATTACAGAATAAACGTAAACAAGATAGTTGCTAATAAAGAGATAAAATATTTATCTGGTAAGAGAGATCATGCAAAAACACTTGATGAGTTAAAGCAAGAATATGATGAAGTAGTAATATGTGCTGGTGCTTATACGTCTTTTCTATTACCGCATTTGAATATATATCCAATAAAAGGATATTCTATTTCATATCATCACGACACAGAAATGCCAACAACATCAATACTTGATGATGACGCAAAGATTGTAGCATCACCATTTTCAAATAACGTGTTTAGAGTTGCTGGTACTGCAGAGTTGGCCGGTTGGAATCATGATATTAGAATGGATAGAATAAAACCATTAAGAAGATGGGTAAGAAAAAATACTTTTGTTAAAGATAGCAGACCAGAGAACTGGGCTTGTTTAAGACCGATGACACCGAATATGATGCCTATTGTAACTAAAACAAAAGGCGTATGGGTAAATAGTGGTGCAGGTCATTTAGGCTGGACTATGGGAATGGCTCTAGCAGAAAAGGTAACGAATGATATATTCAAAAGTTAAAAAAATTCTAGATAAAGAAATCAAAAGACAAGATAACACTATTGAATTAATAGCAAGTGAAAACTTTGCAAGTCAGGCTGTTATGGATTTATGTGGTAGCGTATTTACAAATAAGTATGCAGAAGGATATCCAGGTAAAAGATATTATAACGGTTGTAAGTATATGGATAAGATAGAAGACTTAGCAATCGAAGAAGCAACAAACTTATATAAATGTGTTTTTGCAAACGTACAACCTCATAGTGGCGTAAATGCAAACACTGCAGTTTATCAGGCACTTATGAATCCGGGCGATACTATATTAGGAATGGATTTAGCAAGCGGTGGTCATTTAAGTCATGGAGCACCACCTACATTAAGTGGTAAAGTTTATAAGTCTATAAGTTACGGTGTAAAAGAAGATGGCTTAATAGATTATGAAAAGATAGAAAAGATTGCAGCAATACACAAACCTAAAGTTATAGTTGCAGGTGCAAGCGCATATCCAAGAAAAATAAATTGGCAAAGTTTTAGATATATTGCTAACATGGTTGGTGCTAAGTTAGTATGTGATATGGCACATTATAGTGGTTTAGTTGCTGCAGAAGAATACCCGAGTCCTTTACCTTACGCAGACGTAGTAACAAGTACTACACATAAAACATTACGTGGTCCTCGAGGTGGAATGATATTATGGAATGATGGTGATTTAACTAAAAAAATTAACAGTTCAATATTTCCAGGGACTCAAGGTGGTCCATTAATGAATATTATTGCAGCAAAAGCACAGTGTTATATTGAAGCGCAAGAAAAGAGTTTTAAAGATTATATAAAGAATGTTATTGCTAACGCAAAAGTTATGGCAAAAACATTTGAAGAAAATGGATTACCTGTCTTAACCGGTGGAACTGATAGTCATATCATATTAATTGATCTAAGTAAGAATAAAATTAGTGGTAGAGAAGCTGCAGACAGATTAGAAGAAAACGGAATAACAGTTAATAAGAATGGTGTACCTAACGATCCACGTAACTTTGTAGAAACAAGTGGTATAAGAATAGGTACAGCAGCAGAAACAACTAAAGGCCACGATAAAAAATGGTTTACAAATCTAGCAAAAAGGATTATAATAATATTAAATGGTTGAAATGGAAATGATAAATCAGTTTGTTAATCAGCTTGCAATGTGCGAGCTATTATCAGCACACAGCTTAATACAACCTTCTATGGCATTTGAATGTGATCAAATACAAACGTTTATAAAAGAATCGTACTTTGATAATGATTACAACGCTTTTATAAAATGGTGGGATGCGGTTGTAGTACCAACTATCGCTGAGTTTCAATCAATGCTAGAAAGTAGAACGAAATGAATCCTTTTAAATTTACAGATGCAATAAATTATACTAAAGAAGATATAATGATTGATGACATTACAGAAAAAGCTTATAATCCTTTTTTAATTAATAGGTCACTATCATACTTTCCTGATACAGTATTAGCAGCAAATGAAATGAATCGTAACCATCATATTGACAATCGCCTTCAATTTGATTTTTTTATAAATATAATTAGAAAACGTAAAAGGTTTTCTAAATGGTTTAAACCAGAACAAATAAGTGACTTGGAGATCGTTAAAGAATACTATGGTTACAGCAATGAAAAAGCCCGCCAAATTTTAACACTCCTATCCACTGAACAAATAAATGAATTGAAAACTAAGGTGGCCAAAGGTGGAAGAAAATAATATAGTAGAATGGAACCCTAACAATATGTTAGAGGTTACGTTAAATGAGCCAGATGATTTTTTAAAGATAAGAGAAACGTTAACTCGTATTGGTGTAGCATCTCGTAAAGATAATAAACTTTATCAATCATGTCACATTCTACATAAACAAGGACGATACTTCATAGTACATTTTAAAGAATTATTCTTATTAGATGGAAAGAAATCAAACTTAGAAGAAAATGATGTTGCAAGAAGAAATACAATAGCAACTTTAATGAGTGATTGGGGTTTATTAACAGTAGATAATAAAAACAACTTAAATCCTATTGCTCCTCTAAGACAAATTAAAATAATATCTTATAAGGATAAAGGACAATGGGAACTTTGTCCGAAATATAATATAGGTAATGGAATAAAAAATTAACTTTACCTATGTACTTTTGAAAAAAAAGTACTATATATAATATAGGATGCCGAATAACTCGGGTCCGTTACAATAACCTTGCTTAATAGGAGGATACTATGACTGGAAATTTTGTTTTCCCAAGGAACGCTTTTTTAGGTTTCGACCATATTTTCGATGCATTACAAGATATACATGTACATGCAAACGATGGATACCCACCACACAATGTTGTAAGAGACGGTGAACAGAAATACATCATCGAGATGGCTGTTGCTGGTTTCAATAAGAAAGACATTGAGATTAAGGTGAAGGAGCATATCCTAACCATCAAAGGAAATAGGGACAAGCGTAGAGAAGCAGATGCTTATGTACACAAAGGAATAAGTGGACGTAAGTTTGAAAAGTCATTCAGACTGTCGGAATATACCGAAGTAACTGGTGCCGATCTGACGGATGGAATACTAACTGTCAAACTAGAAGTAATTTTACCGGAAGAGAAGCAGCCTCGTACAATTAACATTAAATAATTTAACGAGGATTAAAATGACAACAATGCAACTCACTGCATCAGTATGCAGTTTCTGTGACGCAGTAGCGTTAAAATTCAAAAGTGTAATTAAGAACTGGCAGTTTGCTAGACAGATGTCTGCAAATAGAATTGTTGCTGAGCAATTAATACATTTAGGACATCATAATCAAAAAGAGTATAATCAGATTCTACAAAAGATGAATGATAATACTATCAATGAATATCACGGAAAATACTAATAACTAAGGCGGGGTCTTCCCGCCTTTTTTATTATAAATAGTAATTTATAGGAGGTGACTATGAATATAGAACAGTTACGAAGAGAACTTGAAGTGGATGAAGGAGTTAAGTATGAAATATATAACGATCATCTTGGCTTTCCTACTTTCGGGATTGGTCATTTGGTTAGGGATGACGACCCTGAAAATGGAGAACCAGTTGGTACACCTGTCTCATCAAATAGAGTCATTGAAGCCTTCAACGAAGACGTTGAAACAGTGCTTAGCGACTGCGCAATATTATATGATGACTTCGATGACTTGCCAGAAGAAGCTCAACTAATAATAGCAAACATGATGTTTAATCTTGGAAGACCAAGACTTTCTAAATTTAAAGGTATGAAGTCTGGAGTTGATTCTAGAGATTGGAATAAAGCTGCAGATGAAATGGTAGATTCTGCATGGTATAGACAAG